TTTCGACAAGGACGAGCCCGTCGACCACATGCCCATCATGGGGGCCCTCATCGGTCCCTGTCAGGTCAAGCCGAACGTCTACTCCAAGACAGCCTCCAACCTCAACGCCGCAATCAACGAGCGTATCATCAAGAAGGCGAGGAAGCCCAACTTGTCCAAGGCAGATCGAGTGCGCATCGGCAAACTCATCAAGACCGCAATGAGCAAGGACGAGCGGCGCGGCCTCTTTTCGAAGGCCCGCATCCAGCAGTGGGCCATCGATTGCTTCGACATGGAGAACTGCAAGTCCAAGAAGTGGGGCAGGGCCCGCTTCGCGAACGCACTGGCCAACCTGTACGCCAAGGAGCACCCAGAGTCCGTCTTCAAGGCCGGCATCAAACCGGAGAACATGCCCGAGGGCAAGGCTCCGAGGATGCTGATCGCGGACGGCGACGAGGGACAGCTTATGGCACTGGCGGTTGTGAAGTGCTTCGAGGACCTGCTGTTCCACCACTTTGAGCAGCGGAGCATCAAGCACTGCTCCAAGCAAGCAGCTCTGCAGCGAGTGGTGGACAGTCTCAAGAAGAAGGGGGCATGCGCCATCGAGGGCGACGGGTCCGCGTGGGACACGACATGCAACAGCCTGATCCGCCAGCTCATCGAGAATCCTATCCTGAAGCACATCTGGAAGGAGCTGGCGGAATTCGGCGTGATCCCCGAGTCATGGATGGAGGAGCACCAGAAGGCTTGTGAGCAGAAGACGCTCAAGCTTTTCTTCTCGAACAAGTTCGAGAAGATGTCCGTCACCATCGACGCCATCCGACGATCAGGCCACAGAGGCACATCATGCCTCAACTGGTGGATCAATTTCGTCATGTGGACCACCTCCGTGTTTGCTGAACCCCAACGGTTCCTCGACCCTACCGTCCGGAAGGGTGTGGATCTCACGGGTCACGTACGGTGGTGGAATGGATGCTTCGAAGGGGACGATTCACTGTGCACCATGGATCCGCCCATGCGCCCAGACGACGCGTTAAGCAAGATCTTCATGAAGTACTGGTCGGACGCCGGCTTCAACATGAAGATCGTGTACTGCGACACGCGCGCCACCTTCGTAGGGTGGCACATTGGGTGCGACGCGGGCGAGATCAATGACTTCAGGAGCCCCGAGTTGCCGCGCGCACTTGCCAACTCTGGCGTGAGCGTGTCGCCGTCTGCGCTGCAGGCGGCGAAGAACGGTGACATCAAGATGATCAGTTCGTTGGCCGCCGCCTCCGCGCTCGCGCGGGCGAGCGACTTCAGCGGCATCCTCCCGACCGTGTCCCGCAAGTACTACTACTTCGCGGAGGCCTGTGAACAGGCCAACTTCGAGGACCGGGAGATGAGCTACCGAGCATTCGGCGAGGAGGGTCATGACGCGAACACTGTGAGAGAGCACATCCTGGAGAGGAATGCTGAGGTGTCGCACATCGACGAGCAGGAGACGTTGAACAAGCTTGGCTATGGGGCCACGCTCGACGAGCTCATGACCTTCACGGAGTACATCTGGGACCTCGAACCGGCCAACCTGGTCGCGTACGAGGCGTTCAAGGAGTCCCTCCCAGCGAGCTGGAGGGTTGTCGCGTGAGACTGTAAAGCATGCCCGGTCACTCGTTGGCCGGCCGTGTTGCGGGTCGCGTGCACGCAAATTCATTCTTTCCTAATTCAGAGAGGGGAACGTACGGGCAAGATAACGGCCCGGCGTGAGAAGTACATAACCCACGCGAATACCGGTTTACCTGTCGCCGCCCGGGGTTGCACTCACAGAAGGACCTGAGTGTTAGTCGTTGTCATTTTCCTGCTGCAACGACTGGTGTACGCCTTATTCTTTTGCCAACTCACCCTAAACAACTACGATAGTATTATCCTGGGAACCGCATGAGTTGGTGGAAGCCTGGTGCTGGGGTACGGGACCCAGCTGAGGTGAAGGCCAGCAGGAGAGGGGGGATAGGGTTCCCCTTGAGTCTAGCCAGCTCTTTACTCCTGTACTACGAGTCGGCCCGGTCCGGGGCTTAATTGTCAACAGTGGTCGCATGCTGGTAACGGCATGCGGTTGCAAGCCGACCTTGTGAATGGTTACAAACCCGAGGCGTGGCGGATCCACGTCGGCGTGATGTTGTTGCACACGAACCGCGCAGTTTCTGGAGGAGGTGACAAGGCATGAGCCGGCCGTAGGTAGCTTGCCCTTCAGAGATTGTGTGGAGAATGCCCGTTGGGACGTGTGTGATGGCGGGGTCGAGACCCCACACGTCACCCTTAATAAATAAGCGGATTGCGTGCCTTGATTGGTAGGCGGTTGACGCGCATGGATGGGGCGCCCCTGTCGACCCGGTCTATTGCCCCATAAGGTAGGGCATGTGACCGGTGCACGCTGGTCTGGGCGCCTGCAGAGTGCGTATTCCGTAGGTCTGCATGTTTTCTCGTATAGTCATCCCAACCTACCTATTGCCCACGGCATGTGGCTGGCGTGTGATGGAAATATGGAAGAATGTGTGGGCCGTCTCGGTCAAAGGGACTCCCTTGAGCTTCAATTGCGATACAACCGCAGTGAAACCTGCACACCTTGGAGGATGGCGCGCCATCCCAAGTCTCGCGCGACGCGCAACTACTCAGGCAATGCCTCGAAGAAGCGCGCTGCTCCGAAGCGCGCACTGGCACGTACCCGCACTCAGCGGACTCCTGGGGTCACCCAGGGCGTCGGCTCAGTGACGACCAAGCCATTCGGGTCCGTAAGGATCAACCCCATGAATGTGAGGTTGGCGGCATCAGCAATGAATGCAGCCAACCCTGCTCACCTATCTCTGCCCATTAACACCGGGCCGTACACGGTGATGCGTACGACGACCATCGTGACGTCGGCTGATCACTTCATGGGGTTCGGGTTCTTGAGAGGTGCTTATGAGGAAACCACACTCGGTACTACTCCTCTGGGCATCTCTGATCGAGCCAGCGAGGGCTGGTTGCCCATGGTCGGATTCGGCTCCCAGGGACTATCGTCGTCACCATCGGTGGCGACTGAGTTCTTCGGATGTCCGCAACTGGCGACGCTAGGGGAAGGTGCAACCATCGCACCTGCAGCAATGACCGTGCAGGTTATGAATGGCGCCAGCCTCCAGGAGGCATCCGGCGTGTTCTATATCGGACGGTCAAACACCCAGCTTCGCCTGCAAGATTCCGCCACTGCGTGGAAGATCATTGGGCAAGACTTCGTCTCCTACCAGGCACCGCGCCTGTGCTCGGGAGGCAAGTTGGCCCTGCGGGGGGTCAAGGTCGACTCGATGCCATTCAACATTCAAGAACTCATGAATTTTGACCGCATCATCGGCCCACCCATCACCGGCAGTGACTATGGCGACCAGATCCTTCCGTGGGACTCTGTCTCCCAGGCAGCTGCCGGTGGCACGCGCGCCGAGAATCGGCGCATCAGTATGAAGGGGTTCTCCCCCACTTGCGTGTACAACCCCGAGGGCAAGACGTTGCAGTACATCGTGACGTGTGAGTGGCGCGTGCGGTTCTCATACACCCACGCCGCCAGCTCCACGCACACCCATCACGTCGCGGCAGACCCCAAGGTCTGGGACCACGTGTCTCAGATCATGTCGAGTGCTGGCCACGGCGCGATGGACATCGCGCAGAGCGTTGCGTATGAAGGGGCCCAGTCCATGGCTGCGTCCCTGATTGCGTGATGAGTGAGTCGGTTTCACTACCATCGGTGCTAGGAGCTCCGCTCGATTGACGTCGAGCGTCTGGCAGGTAGAGGAAAGAGTGGACCCCGGGGCAGCCGTGCACCGGGGTTAATTTGGCGCGCCTGGAAATAGGGTGGGTTCCCGCGCCTTAAGAACGAACAAGCGTCTTCCGAAACAACAAAGATCCATAGTGTTGATGCTTCCTAACTCCCGTGCCCCGACCAAGCACGTTAA